AGCCAGCGCTAGAGCCAAAATAGTACGCGATTATTCCAGTCCAGGCAGTCCCCAAACTGCCCAACATCATCAAAATAGCGGGGTTGCTGCTGTCCACTCTGCCAATAAACATCATCACCATGATGCCAAAAAAGCCCACTGTGACCGTAGCGGCTAGAATTGGCGGCATCAGGCTGCGGGTGGTGGCTTGCATCTCCCTTGCTGACTTCCTGTCCTCGACCTCTAGCTTTTCAAAGTTAAGACCAAGCTCCTGCGCTTGCTTTTGCAACTCAATTTCAGCAATCTTGACTTGGGCAATCTGGTCTGCTGTTAGCTTGTTGCTGGAGATCAGGTCGCCCACTTTTTCAGGATCAACGCCAATGGCCTTAGAGATGGCAGATACAGCCATGCCAGCCAGTGGGCCACCGAGTGCCGTAGCGATTGTCGGCGCGATTTGTTTTAGCCAGTCCATGTCAATCCTTTTATTTTGGAGCAAATAAACCAGCCGCCCTTGCACGGCGATTTCGTTCTTCAGTCAAGTCTAAATTAGTTCCAAGTAGTCCAGATTGATAAGTAGGATTTATAAGTGCAGGATAGTTTGCATCTGGCAGTCGGCTTGTAGCTTTTGATACGCCTTGCCCAACCCTTCCAGCGCCATACAGCATTTCACCCATTAACCGAGGAGATGAAATAGCTGCCATGCCAGCAGCAGCAGGAAGACCGCCAGTGCTTAATGCTCCAAGTACAGATGGAACTGCCGTTGCTCGTTGTAAACCCCGTGGGGCAATCTCACTCATGGCTTGACCAGCAAGGGCTGGCATCATTTCCCGTCCACCAGCCGCTTCCAGTTCTTTGGCCAAATTAATTCGTTGGCCGTAGTTTGTCTGTACGTTATTACGCATCAGCGATTGCAGCTTACGCATTGCCGTATCAGCAGATGCCTTCTGACCCAAAGAAAGGGAACGCTCAATTTCTTTAATTAAATCACTTGCATCACTGTACGCCTTCATTGTTTTGGCATATTCAGGCGCTTGTTTTGTTATTTCTTTTTTAATTGATTCATAAACACCGCCAGCAACAGTACGGGCTGTTTTCTGCTCGTATGGAATGGTTTCTAAAATCCCACCAACTTTTTGCTTTAAAGCATCAAGACCTTCTGGTGTGTGAAATTGTGCCGGATCAAGACCTTTCCAATTAGTGATTTCAGCTTTAATCTGAGATACAGCATCTGCGGCTTTTTGATTTCTAACTTGTCCTTTGAAAGTTGCAATGTTTTCTGCTGTATTAATTGCCGAATCAATGCCTGTAAAATTTAATACACTAGTGTCAGCCTTTATAGCTTTCATATTTTGGCGGTACTCGGCTTGCTTTGTTGCATTCATTGCAGCAAGATTTTGCTTAGCTACATCAAGCACTGCTTCCGCAGGAACATTGCCGCGCAAGTTCTCTACAAACAACTTACCAATATCCCCACCTTCGTAGCCAGCGCGTACCGCTTGCCTGGCCGCTTCAGTTCCAACGCCAGTAGTCATACCAATAACAGGCGCAACACTTCGCCCTGCCGCAGCCACGCCACTGGCTGTTAGCTGAATTGGATCAACCATCTTTGCGGCTTGCGACAATTTTGTTGCTACTGCACCTTTAGGTGCTAGCGTAGCGCCGCCAGTCAAGAATGTAGACAAGTCAGCCATCACGCCAGCGGGGTCGGTGGCAAGTGCACGTTTTGCGCCTTCAATGCTGCCGTATCGATCTGAATAAAACTGGCCTACTTGATTGGCAACTTCTCTAGACGCTTTATCTTCTCCAAGAAGTTTTACAAAATTTTCGGGGAGAAGGTTTTGCAGTCCACCAGCGCCAATGTCCAAAATACCTTTAACAGTTTTAACAGGACTTGTCACAGCCTCATACAAACCTTTTGCAAGATTAAACGTAGAGGACGGCAGGTTCACCACAGCACCAGTCGCAACCTCACCTGCTGTTAATGGTGCTGGCTGTTGTGGTGCTCTTTGGGTTGTTGGAGCACCCGCTTGAGCAGATGGAGTCAATCCAGCTTGGCGCTCATAAGCATCTATTTCAGCGTCCGAATACCCCGCCTTACGCGCCGCTTCACGATCAATGGTTGACATAATTAGTTTCCTATGGGGCAACAAAATTCGACAAATCTGGCCTAAATCCTGTTGGCTTTAAAGCCTGTAAACCTGCCTTACTGTATCCTTGTGCTACTAAAACTCCTTCAAGTTTGTTGTACGCCTTCAAAGACAAGTCGGCCTGTCTTTTTAAGTTTGCCGCAGCTTGATTTGAATTCATGCCTTTTGTAACCATTGCTTTTTCAAATTCAGCTTTTTCTGGGGCAGTAAGTGCAGCGCCAAACAGATCATTCCTGACCTTGTTTACGTGCTCTTGATAGCCTTGCCACCACTGGAACAAATCAATGCTATTTGGGTCTTTACTTTTTCCAGCAGCAAAAACCGCTAAAGACCCAATTGCTTCAGTGCCGAATCCAGCATATTCCGGTTTAAATGTTTCGGCCAAAGAAACCAACTTGTCAACCGCAGTAGATCTGTCAGCAAGTTTAGTAGAGTCCGTCAAACCAATTGGTTTACCATCTTTTGCCGCAGCAGCTTTGTCGGTTGCTTGTTGAATTTGAATTTTTATAAGAGATGCTTGCAAGCTCCGCATTACGTTAGCTTGTGAAGCGTTTATCTCTCGTGCAGTACGACTTTCTTCCTTGGCATTGGCAGAATTGTTAAGCTCGGTTAAACTTTTTAATAGTTTTTCTTGATCTTCTGGATCGGCACTGGCAAACCGTTTTGAAATTTGCGTTGCATAAGGAAGTATTGAAGAATTTATAGCGCCGCCTTGGATTAACGAGGTAATGGCATTTTCTGATGACACAGCCACAGACGGTGCGCCTTCAGGAACAATCAACTTCCATCCTGTGGGTGTGCGCTCTAATAACTTCCTGTTGACTTCTTTAACTTCAGGCTCAACAGACTTCAGAATTTTCTGCCCTGGTAAAGATGCTCGTAATCTTGATTCCACAGCTTTGTTGCGCGTGCCATCAGGATTAAATAACTGCGAAGCCAATTGATTAGCCGATGTCTCGTCAATAGATGTTTGAGCCTTTTGCAATTTTTCAAGCTCTAAGCGACCCTCGGCTGTACGCATCAACTCAGGCGCTACACTTTGAATGTCAAACGATGGTTTTGGCTCAACAGCACCAGGCATCAAATTGCCCTCTTCATCACGCAATGGAAGCTGTGTTGGTTCTCCATAATATTGAGCCTCACCAGGTTTGTAAGCGCCCTGTACAATCCTTTGTGCATCTTGCTGTCTTAGAAGCAAAGCAGCTTCGGCAGCACGTTTTCTTGCCAAATCTTGGCGTGTAAGTTCCTCATCTTTACGAACAAGTCCAACCTGACGAGCCTTGTCAGCCTCTATTTGCAACATCATTGCGCCCTGACCATCACCAGATTGGCGCAGCAACTCAACGCCACGATCAAAGGTAGTCGGGTCATTGGGGTTTAGCTGCCCTGCAATCTGCTGACGCAATGTGATGCGCTGCAACTCAGGGTCTTGTCCACCCAACGCACCACCGATAGCACCAGCCAAGCCATAAGCCCCGCGACCAATGGCAAAGTTGGCTTGCTGGAAAGGGTCGAGCCTAGCGTACTGCAATGCCTGAGCGTCAGCCCTGTCCTGCTGTGCCTGTTGGTATGCCTCTGGAGTGACGCCAAATAAGGCGTTAACAATGTCGGTTGCCATGTTTTAGTCCTTAACGTCCGTAAATGTTATGTAAAGTCGGAATACCGAAATCTGGCATACGGATCATTGCCCGATTCAGTACCACGAACCTCAGCAGCACCCATCCTATTAGTGAAAGCAGACGTAAATGCTGGATTGCGGCTTGCACTAGTTAAAGCCGTAGCAAACGGGTTAAAGGAATCTGCCTTAAACCGATTATCTGCCGCGCCCATACCACCAGAAAGCAAGTATCTACCGCCTTCAGGATTGGCAATACGCCCACCAAGTCCTGAACCTATGTTCAGCGGGTCTTGACCAAGCGCCTCAAGGCCAGTAGCACCAGACAAAAAGGCTTTATATGGATCAAGAGATGCAGCCCGACCACCGTAGCCTTGCGAAAGAAGATTGCCAGCAGTACCTAGCAAGCCAGCACCAAACCGTGATCTGTCCATACCGGCTTGTTCAGCCCCCGTTGCTAGTTGTGCATCCTGCTGGGCAATGGAGTTGTAATAGGCTTCCAACTCTGGGTTAGCTGCACCAAGTCCTGCACTACCGTCTGGTCGTGCGCCAGTACCGCCAACAGATAAACCACCTCGCCCAGTGTTAAACAAATTAGTTCGTAAGCCAGCTAGTTGACGCTCACGGCTAGGGGCTAACAAGTTTTGCTGACCAGCCATGTACTGTTGCGCGGCTTGCTCTGGAGACTGCGCCAAGTACTGGCTGCCAAGATTGAACAGATTTCCAGCGCCAGTGGTCAAAGGTGCAAACGCTCTCTCCGCGCCCTCTGCTGTGGTCAGACCTTGGCCTGTCAAGGCCAGCAAACGGTCTTGGTAGGCTCTTAGCCCAGGGTCTAGCGTGTACCCTGCGCCAGTGACACGGCCTTCCTCACCCAGCCGTGCTTGATAAGCGCTTTGTGCAACCGCAAACTCTTCAGGCGTTGCATAGTCCGTTGCAACAGGTGCGCTAACACCAGGAATACCATACTGAAAATTAGACTGCCCAAAGCGCGTGGTAATCCCTACAGGACGAAACCGCGCTTCATTAGCGGCAATTCGTGCGGCCTCTACTTGAGCCGCAGCTTGTGCTCTTGCTGCGCTTGCAGAGGAGTTACCTTGGATTACCCCGCCAAGAAGGCCAGCCCCTGCTGTAATTGCTGCTGCTGTAATAGGCATATTAAGTTCCCATCAAAATTTCGTCCACTTTCGACGGGTCTTTCTCGTCAGTGGCGTGAATACAAAACCAAACGCAATCTGTAACAGCCTTGACGCCATGCGTCAATCCTGCCTTAATTTCAATGCAAGCTGGAGCATCAATAATGTCAATCTCTACGCCTCGCAACACCGCAACCTTGCCCTTGGCAAGAATAGACAAGTGGCTAAACTCATGCGTATGCTTCAGAATGGCTGTACCCGCAGCAAATGCGGTTTCTTTGGCGTACAACCCATCGCTGAAGTGGTGCGTAATCATGGAGTCTCTAATGCTGTGATCCGTGCTGCTTGTGCATCAACTAATGCTTTAAGTTCCTGTATTGCTGCTGTCAGTGTGGCAACCAAAAAGCTTGTGTCAACACCTTGCAGTTTTGGAGAGCCATCTGCGTTAGTCGCGTCTTTCTCACCGACAACACACTCTTTAACTACCTCTTGCAGTTCGTGGGCGATAAAGCCTTGACTGTCCGATCCGTCAGCGTTCCACTTGTATGTGCAAGGCTTGAGCAGAGCCACCTTAGACAGAGCGCCTGTCATTGGTGTGATTGTGTTTTTTGCGCGATAGTCTGACGTAGTGAGATACGCAATAGTACTTGTAGTCTGAGCAATAGACCCAGATACGGCATTACTGGAGTTAATAAAAGTTACTGGGTTGCCAGTGAAAGTGCCCGAAGATGCCTTCAGTGTTATGCCTTGCTCTGTAGCAGGGTCAAAAACAATAAGCGCTTTTGCTCCATACGGGGAAATTTGTGCAGTCGCACCTATTAGAGCGGCGCTAGAGGCCGTCACGGTAGTGGTTGTTGCGGTAGTGATGGTCGCGGTAGTAAACGCGCCTGTAGTGGGTGTCGTTGCGCCAACAGTGCCATTGATGTTGATGGAGGCTGTGCCGGTTAAGTTAGTCACTACTCCGCTGGTAGGAGTTCCAAGTGCGCTAGAAGACTCAATTTTTGTTGCAATCGCAGTCGCAATGTTATTGAACTCAGTATCAATCTCTGTGCCTTTGACAATCTTGTTGGAATCGCCAGTGGTCAGCGCATCTTTACTTGCGAAGTTAACTGTTTTAGTGTAATTTGACATGGTAGTCCTTTAAGTAAGTTTGCCTGTTTTGGCCTGAATTTCTATCTTCTGAAAGCTGATGGGGAATCCATTGATGTCAACCTCAAACCCTGTTTGCACAATTTTACCCGCGCCGTTGCCGTATGCGGTCAATTCTTGCAAACTTATGCCGGTAGCGTATTGTGCTACTGGCGTTGCGTTCGCGCCATATTGTGCGATTCCATACTCAGAGACAGATTGCGCTGGTATCGCCACCGTTTCTGATTGGTAGCTAGCTGTAAAGTCATAAGCCCAGAAGACCGACACAGGCTGGTTACTGCCGCCAACCACCGTTAGCTTGATCTTTTTGATGATAGATGTCAGGCCGTCTTTATTAATGTCTGCGTTGTTTGTGTAGTACTCCATGCGATACGAACTGGTATCGTCCTGATAGCCTGAGTATTTAGTTACAAAGCCTTCTTGACCAATTAGCAAGTCACCGTTTCGCCGTGAGCAAAAACTGGTTGGCAACAGACTGTCCCAAATCGTGGCCCTGTACGACCCATCTTCCAAAACCGTCTTGGTATCAAAGCAAAACACTTTGTCTGACGATGGACAAGACAGTAAGTAGAAGCCTTCTTTTTCAGAATAAACAGAAGTGACTTCAGACAGCGACTCGCTTGCAATCACTGCCTGGAAGTCATTGCGTATGTTTTTGGACAGATCGCCCAGCGGTGAGGATTTCTCTTGCACTGTACGCAGCACCGACCTCAAGCCACTGTTGCTCAAGAACACCACATCCTTGCCTGTGTTCTGGATGCTGTCCCTCGCAATGCAACCAAGGCTTGAGATAGTGTCACTCAAGCTCATGGTTGAAGGCGTAGTGGCGTTGGCGTAAATCAGAATCTGACGCTTGCCAAAGATAAACAAAAATCCATTGTGCGCTGCAAGACCCGTGATCTCATCTGAGCCGTTTGACCAGACCCGCGAGACATCTAACGATCCTGATGTGCCTGTTGACCAAACATGGCCTGATAACAAGTCGCTAAAAAATACGGACGCATTATCGGTTTGCGTATTGGCTGCCCAAATGCGGCCAAAGGCAGAGATGGCGACATTGGCTTTTGGCACAGTGCCAACATAGCCGGACTTTTCAGAAACTCTACGATAGGTAGTGGTAGACACCGCTGGGTCATAAATGATGGGGTCATTGCCTGTTTGGAAAAAGTAAGCAACCCCGCTAAGACTTGCAGCTTGCCAGTTTCCTGCCGTAAACACAGGTGCAGTACCAGGGCCGCCGTAAGTCAACTCAAACAAGTTACCCACGTTTGCCACGCCTGCCGTGTACTCAGCAATAACAGCAGCGTTTGAACCGTATTCAGCAATGTTGTATTCGGCTGTTAAACCAGCAACCGATGTACTGAGCTTGTAAAGTCTGCCATTGCCAAAAAACAGCACCGTTAACGTACCATCAGCCTGAATTAACTCATGGATGACTGTGACTACATTTGCCCCCAAAGTACCGCTACTGGTGTTAACTTTGACGTAACCCTGCCTCGCGCCGACCCGACCAAACTTGTCAATTACGCAGTTGTTGGCAATGCCAGCAAACCCATTCGATATTTCTAGCGATGGGTCTTGTGTATTCAACCCCAAAAAGCCTGGAGCCGAAACACTGCTGATTGAAAGTTGCTTGCTCATATCGCCACAAA